CATAAGTGGTTGTAAATTTATCTGGATTAGAAAAAACATACACTCCATTAATTGAAGCTACGCTGCTATAAATCGTATTGTTATAAATTGAATTTCCCGGCGCGGCTCTTGACGCCTCTGCTGTCCCAATGAGTATCCCTCCTTTGGAAGTCGGCGCTTGCGTGCCATCGTTCTCAGAGATGTTGAAACGAATTGTATTACCACTCAAGGCAAGAACAGTTGAATCATTAAATTGATAAAGCTGGAAACCTGAGCCATAGTTATCGTGGCTATAACAAAATTGAATGACGCAGTTTTGACAACCTCCGTCAATATCGAAGCCGCCTCCATCTGACGTTCCGGTTCCGGTTTTGTTATGGTGACTTTCGCAATATTGAATAACAGAGTTTGTACATTCATACAACCAAATGCCGACAGGACCAGACGCGAAAGTGTTATTAGCGCCATTGTTGTAGGCTTCGCAAAATTCTATTAATGCATTATTACATTGGCCTAGAATAATCCCGCTTCCAGAATGAGAAACCGTAATCCCGGCCTTGCCTGTGCAGTTATAGACCTTACAATTTCTAACGACCGGATTTGTATGGCTTACAGCATTTGCTACTAGTCCATAAAGACCTTGAATTGTAATCCCATTGCCTGCATAATCGATGCAATTTCCGGTGCAGTCATGGACTACACAGCTATCGATAAGTGGAGCATCCCAGCCAGAAGCAGAATTAGCGGCATAAGCCGTATCTCCAGTATAAAGCGAAATACCATCAACACCGTAGCCAGAAACATCTAATCTTAAAAGCGTGAAGCTTTTTAATTTAGTGCTACCGAGTTGGTCATTGGTACAGTAAAGTCCCGTCGCCGTGCTAACAGTAGTACCTGTTCCTACAAAAATTAAATCCTGAACCGTTACATGGTGAGGATTTACCAAAGTAGCTCCTCTGTCGCTATTGCCGGAAGCTTGGATCGTCGCCCTGCCTGTGCCATAGGAACCATAGACAGTAATTGCTCCGCTGACTCCGTAATGCTGGCCCTCGGCAAGTGTAAGCGTACCTGAGAAAGTCGCCCCGCCTTTAAAGAGAACCCACGCTCCTGCCGGAATTGTGGCACCATTAACTTTTGACAAAGTTTGCCAAGGTGTAGATGGCGACAAGCCGCTATTCGTATCGGACCCGGCAGGATCAACATAGTAAATAGCCGTAGGTTGAGAAACGCCTTTTTTAGTTACGGCGGCACTGGAAGTAATTACTGATTTTGATTTAGCGCGAGCCAGCGACATGGTGATCTTTCTACTGATTAAAAGTTTATTAGACTAACATTAATTTTTAAAAAAGTCAAGTTATTTCTTCGTCGCGCCTAAAAGCAATACGTACAACTACTCTGTCCGCGCCGCGTTCTTGTCCCACGACAAAGTTACTTGGAGTTTTAAACACTAACGTCCCTGCCGTTGCGGTTTGAATATTTGTTCTTCGATAGATTTTACCCAAGAAATCTGCTACGTCATTTTGCTTCTTAGTGCCAACATCAAGCGGAGTAACTACATCGAATTGAACTATGCCGACGTGCCTGTCTACTTGGCGTGTCGCCGCTAATTGCGCTTGAATAGAATCTCCGTGGATGATAGAAAGCCTTATGTAAGTCTTGTCATCTGGTGTCTCGAACGATTGATTCGGATATTGAATAGGAACGTCTGGAAATGTTGTTGAAAATCCAGAAGAAAGTAATTTTTCTGTGACGGCTTTACGTACTTCGTCTAATGCTGACATTATAAACTTCCTGCTTCGAGTCGGGCTAATAATTGTTCCATCGTAATTCCAAACATGCCGTTGGGACTACGAGATACAAAAGGTTCTCCCGGCAATATCCCGGCCTCTAGTCCAGAAACACTATCTGCATTGTTGCTGATATAAATCTTTACAAAAGGCTTATCTGGATTGATTACCAGATTAGAAAGAGACGTTTCAGCAGCTTTTTCGTTTGCTGATCTTCTTGGTTCTACGCCTAGTGGCAAGTTGTTTGTTTGTCCAATAGGGCCGGATTCAACTGGACTGAAAACCGTGGTAGAGGGCGTATTCATCGTCAGAATGTAATTTCTGACAGTGGTGCCCTCGTGGACCGGCGTTCTAGACATTAACGTTTTGTGAGAGTAACGTGCTATTCTATCGAGACGCTTGGCGAAGTCCTTTTTCCATTTAGGAAAATAGGCGTTTAACTGATCTTTAAACTGAGGTATATTTGATTTAAAAACCATTTAAGCTTTTCTACATTGGAGAATCCAAACACTCTCTCCCGGTACAGTCTTTACAATTCTAACTGTCCAACGGAGATTTTTATCATCAAGGAAGTAATCATTTTCTTTGGGCTCTACGCCGTTTAAATCTTTATTTGCAATAATAAATTTAGCGTCTTTATCAACGATAATGGAATCATTAATTTCTTCAGCCTTATAGCGGGCTTTGACTGCTTTCACTGTCGTCTGCGTATCCACACTTGTTTCAACGTCATTGACAGGATCGTAAGTCGGTGTTAGACCTTTTGATACGTAGGTAATCTGTATCGGAATATCACCGAGAATTTTAATGGCTGAAGAAACTAGATTATTAAGAGAACCTTTTAAGGCCATAATTTAGCTCCTTCTAATTTTCGCTACAGTTGTAGAGCCGCCTTTAATTCTGCCGATCCCAAAAATGAGATCATTAATATAACTTGGGACTTCCGCAAGCCTGTAACTTTTATCAAATTCAAGCTCAATAACGTCTACAACAATCTTAGTCAGGCCGTCAGTTTCTTGCTCAACGGTTCTATCATTTTCGATAAGGAAACGCGCATACTGAGCCGTGGCTTGTTTTAATTGCTTCGGCACGACGTTAGAGGGAATTGCAACGCAGTCCCTATCAACGGTATACTTTCTAGGCCATCTCAATGCAGATGAGGGATAGGCTTTTTGCCCATCCCAATCTGCTTTGGTGTCTAACAGGCTTGTGGCCCACGCCAATAGATATTGCTTGTTAGTGTCGTTTAGACTTTCCCAAGCAGTATTATGGATATTAGTAATAAGTATATCATTGGCTTCTGCCAGTGAAACATAAGACGTGGCATTCGGTAATCCGGTGCCATCCTCAACAACGAACGCGAACGCCATATCTTCATCCCTTATTTTTCTCTTTGTTGAAAGCGCCTACCCATTCTTTAGCATTCTGAGAGCGTACAACATCTTCTTCTGTAAATTCAACAACGGCAGGAGTTAGATCGTATTCAAAAATAATGTCTACGATTTTTTCTAGGCCGCTATCTGGAATATCAACTTGGTCGATATCGCCATTTACGATGGTTAAACTATTTTCTCCGATACGCGTCAAAAACAATTTTAAATCTGAGTAAGTGCAATTCTGAGCTTCGTCTAGAATAATGATGGCATCATTAAAAGTTCTGCCTCTCATATGTTCAAAGCTTAGGAATTCAATTTTCCCTAGATTTTTTAATTTATCAACATCAGCTGGTGATATTTCATCAGCAAATGAAGAAAGGATAGGCACGAGCCACGGTCTTAGTTTTGCTTCCAAGTTACCGGGTAGGAAACCTAATTCGTGCCTCTTCTGAGCCACTGTAGGTCTTGCGATAATTAATTTTTCATATTTATTTTCGACTAATTTTCTGATCGCGAAGCGGGAAGCTAGATAGGTTTTACCTGTACCTGCGCCGCCGATGGCGAAAACTTGTGTTTCAGTATTTAGGCACTCAAGATAGAATTTTTGTGTTTCAGTTTTGGGTGTTAAAGGTCTTTTTATTTTCTGTTCCGTTCTAGTTTCTTTCGCATCTCTACGGACACGACGTTTTTCAGATTTTGTTAGTGAAGCGGAATGTTCTTGAATCACTTAGGATTGCCTTTTAATTTTCATTATAATAAACACACAGTAGTAATCGAAAATTTTTAATTATGAACCAATAATTCTATCCTTAACAAAGTCCCACAAGTAGAACCAAGCTGCAATGACAGCAGCGGCGCTTAGTAGGATGGTTTTTACATAACGACTGACTACATTCATAGCCTCGTCTCTCTCAATCATGGTCATCATCCTGCGATAATCCTTGGCTCGCATTCTGACCACGATCAATTCTTCATCTTTATAAAGTTCGTGAATAGCTTCTTCGTCTGACATTGGCAAACATTTAACCCCTTAAATAAAAAAGAGCCACATTCAATATGTGGCTCTGAGTCGTTCACCACGATGTTTCATGGTAAAAATAAATATTTTTATTTTTATTATGATTTCTTCTTACGACCGCGAGTAGGCTTTTCAGCAACAGGCTCTGCGACTTCCTCAACTGCTACAACTTCTTCGACTGGTGCTTCTTCAGCAACAGGCTCTTCATCAGCTACAATTTCAGGAACTTCTTCTACTGCTGCTTCTTCAGCAACAGGTTCTACGACAAATACTTCGGGCGTTACAATTTCAGGAACGATAACGGGAGTAGGTTCTGTTACAGCAGTGGCTGTGACAGGTCTGTCGTAACTCCACCCAGCATGAACTACCAAGTCACGTGCGTTAACAGGTGAGTTTTCGAACATTTCGCCTTTTGGGGAATATACTTTTACCAAGTCAGACATTATCTTTTCTTTCAGGTTATAGTTGATTAAAGTCTCATTTTATTGAGACTTTAATAATTAACCAACGATAGGAGCAAGATATGCGTCGTAGTCGAGGATTGGGGTTGTACCAGCAAGCGTAGCGTTGATACGAATGAAAGCAGCGTTAGAAACGAGCTTCTTGATTGTATCTACGTCTAGAAGGATGGTGTAAGCGCCTACAGCAGTTACGCCAGCAAGTGTGCCAACAACTGTGTATGAACCACCAACAAGGTTGGAAACTTCAACAGTGAAGGTATAAGCTTCATCGCCAGTTGTACGGTCGATTGTCTTAACAAGGACGTTTACTGCGAGAACCTGATAAGGTGTCTGACCAGAGTTCCAAACAGCAGTGCCGTTATTTAGAGTGATACCAGTTTCAGCAGTTGACGCCGTAATCTGAGCGGCGGAAGTAGCACGAAGTGTTACAGCAGCTGCCTTATCAACTAGAAACTTTACTTTAGAATTCATGTTAGCCATTTTAATTCTCCTAAATGGTTTTATTTTTGGAAGTCAAGTCAGAAGGTTATTCTGACTTGACTAAAGTGTCTCTAGTTGATATTAGAGAGTTACGTTGGCGTTAGTGATACCCCAAACGCGGGAAGCGGCGCGACCATGCTCGACAACCATACCAACATACCATTCAACACGTGTACGGTAGACAGGAGCGGTCTGAAGCTGACCAAGGTCCTGAACGTCGATAAAGCCGTTCTGAATACCCTTGATTTTGCCGGGGCCGATGGAGAGGACGTAGATAGAGCTTGAAGTAGAAGCGCCACCTGGACCAGCTTCGTTGAAGCCAACCATACGGTTACCAGTTTCATCGTAATCAGCGATGAGGATTGGGAGACCGTTGTAGTAAGCAACGCGCTGGCCAAATTCATCAAGTTCGAAAACGATGTCGCCGCCGATGCCAGCACGAACAGCTGTTGAAAGCTTGTTACGCATTGTCTTCGACATTAGAAGGTGAGTAGGAGCATCGACGCGGTCAATAGCTTCGTCAAGTGCTTCAAGTGAAAGCGGTGAGTTAGCTGAAGGCGCGGTTAGGTTCGAAGGCACAAGCTGATCACCAGTGATACGCTTGCGGAGACCGTCGAATTCTAGTTCAGAGTTAAGTTCAGAGTCACCGTTAATCATCTTGTTCATGATTGAGAGTGAAAGAGCCTTAACTTTCATTGCTTCCTGTTCAGAACGAACTTCTTGGCCACGAGTTGCGATAAGGAACTTATCAACATCAAGATCGCCACCAGCAATACGAAGAGCTTCGGTGCGCTGGTTTAGAATACCAGTTGATTCGGTGTAAGCAGCATTAACGCCACGGAAACCAACACCCGGAAGAGCATGCTCTTCAGTGTATGTGTATGAACCACCCGGAATGTTTTCGAAAGGAAGAACGCGAAGTAGATCGGCGTTCATTGCGAACATTTCAACGATAGCTGAACGCTTAACGTCGCCATCATTCATTTTATTAGCTTCTAGAAGCGTAAGTGCCATGGGAATTCTCCTTGTAGGCCGTTTGTTATTTTTTTAAAAATTCAGTTTCTTGGGCTGTAGTTTTTTAAAACTTGGGGAACTTCCCTAAAGATTTTCCCCGTACACAGCCGTTACGAGGAGTTTGTTTTTACCCAGCAAGGAGTATAAAAAATTACTTAAGACCGGCTTTCTTGTTTGCTAGCTCAAGGCGTTGCATCGGAGAAAGTTTATTAAGTTCTTCTTTAGTCATTCCGTAACCGGACATATTACCGCCGTTAGCACCGCCGCCGTTGGATTCCTTAAAGAGGTAAGGCATCTGTTTCTGAAGTGTCTTCATCCACTCGACCGGAGACATAGGCGTTGCACCGTCTGATCCGTAAATTGTGGAGTCGCCATTCTTCGGAATGATCTTTTCACCATCTATTTTAAATACTTTACGTGCTTCAAGAAGGATGTGCGATTCTGCTTCTGCACGAGCACCGGATTTAGGATCGTGAATGGCTGATCGAATGAAATTATCGATCTGGACACCCTTAAGCTGATCTGTTACGGTTTCGTACTGGTTCTTCCATGTCGAACCTTCACTCGCTAGGCGACGAAGTTCTTCTTCATGGGTTTCACGCATCTTCTTAGTACGTTCGGCTAGAACTTCTTCGATCTTGCCTGATTCAGAAAGTGTACCATCATCTACACGCTGCTTTGTCTTACGAAGCTCTTGTAGTTCTGAAACAAACTTATCAGGGTCTTCTCCGACTACTTTAGAAAGTTTGGCAAGCTGAGCAGCGGCTGTTTCATTTGCTTTCGCAAGATCAATGTTCTTTTCTCTAAACTCATCGACTTTCGTCTTTGGCACTAGGTTAAGAACATACTTACCGTCGTCACGCTTCTTTGCTTCCGTATGAAGTTCTTCAGGAACTTGCTCAAGTACGTCAAAAAGAAATTCTGGCATTTTACATCTCCGATGTATTTTTATAAAGTTTTTAAAATAAAAGGTCGCTCTGCAACTCTTACTACATTCACCTTGAACGTAGATTTTTAGTCTTGCGTAATTTGAAACTTAGTTACGCGTTGTCGGGCTCATTCACTAGTTCAGTTAACTTACGCTGCGCCGCTCTACGATCTTTAAAAGGTCCAACTCGCACCACGATGTAGGACTCTTGCGTAACGGGATCAGTTTGTACTTCAGCTAAACCGGTTTGTTTCATTTTATGTTTCTCATTATATACTAAAAATTTAAAAAAGTCAAGGAAAAATTATTTAGTCCATTTTTTATTTGTTTTTACTTTGACTTTTTCTAAATATTCTTCTAAACTTTCAAGTTCAATACCAAAAAAGGCATCGTCTTCATCTGGCATTGATAATTCAAATTCTTTGAGGAGAGACTCGATGTCATCTACGTCATCGAAGTCAGGATCAAATTTGCTTAGTTTTTTGGGCATTTGTATTATTCTTATTTAATTTATTTTGTTGTGCCGTAAAACTCTGCGTCATCTGAAGCTGTGACGTAGCCGCGCTACGATCCTTGGCGTTCTCCTCGACTTCGACCTTGGTCTTGGCGTCGGGGTAACCTTCTTTGCGTGCTTCGAAATCTGGATCGTTCGGGAACTGGTCTGGATTTTCAAGCATGTTTTTAAATTCATCCAGAGTTAGGCCGTCTGGAATGATATCGGTTTTTTGAAGAATATCGAAAAGCACATCGATAGGAATGATGCCGTCTTGGTACATCATTGTGAAAGCTCTGAATTCACGAGCATCGATCTGTGCGAATAGGAAATCTTTATTAACTTCAACGGCAGTTTCGAGCTTATCTAGGTCTTCGTTCTGCCAGTACATCCACCAAGAAAGAAGTCTGGTGAATCCTTCGTTGAGCACGGTGACAACGTTTAGGAGAAGAGACATTTCATTCTTCTCTTTTACTTTAACTAGGTTGTCTGATTCCGCGACAGCGGTAGACTTAGTGCCAAGCATTCTGCCACCCATGGCAGAGATGTTGGCTTCCTTCTCTTCCAAGGCGCGTTCCAAGAAGATCAGGCCTTGACCATTATATTCAGCAATGCCGGGAGCCTTATCACCTTCGTATTCCCAAACGACGTTAGGGCCAACGACATAATCGCCACCCTTATCATTTGAATTCTTAACTTGGACGTGATAAATTGGAATAGCGGTGTAGAAGCGGCCATGCTCTAATTGAGCCACGGAACGATAATGACTTAGGTTCATTAGTCCGATGTCTAATAGAGGGGGCTTCTCAACCTGTGGGTTATTTGATAATGTTCCAAAAAACATGAAAGGAATAAAATCAAATGGAACGCCTAGGCGCTTGGGCTCAATCACTTCAGGCTCTTCGTTTGTGACAAGAGCTAGATTAAAGAACTTGGTGCGATACACATACTGACGATAGACACCGTCATCATCGAGACGAAGCTTACGGTACACGGCCTTGTAGCGCAGTGAGGTGGTTCTGAGTTGAGCCGCTGTAGTTTCTCTGTCTTCTTCAATCTCACGTAGCAGGACTTCCTTGAGGACGTAGCGGCCATTCTTCTCAACCACGGACCAGTCAAGAATGTTCTCAGCGATATAATTGACGAGAAATGGCGTGCCATCTCCTGCTTTATCCATATCCAGCAATACGCCGACACGACCAACGTCAAAGATTTGATTCGCTGTGTCACGGATAAACGTGTTTAGCGAGCTTCCATCTTTGGAAATGGTCTTGATCGACTTTTCAAATTGTTTGGGGAGGTTTTTTACTTTAGGTTCACGTCTGAAGATTGTGCCGACTAGGCCGTTGGACGTGCGCTGTGTCATATTATAAAAATATGCACGATCTAGGAACGCAGAATATTCGTTAGGGTCCTGAGCATCCATGCGCGGGAGATACTGAGTCCCTTTAGCCTTGACCGCAATTTCGCCAAGGAGGGTGTCTCTCATAGTTTCCCACGAATAGCGCCAGTAATTATATTCAGGATGGACCTGAACACTTTCCTGACCGACTGCGGTAACAACCTGTAGATTTTTATCGTTAATTGCCAATGTATTAATCTTTTTATTAATTTATTACATTGACTATATCATATAAAAATTAAAAAGTCAAGAGAAAAAATTAAAAAAGTACAAATTAATCCTTAGTTTTATTTTTAGATCCGAATGTTCCAGTTTGTGAGTGGCAATTTGGACATAAAAATCTTAGATTTTTTATTTCGTTATTTTTCCAATTACCGTCTATATGATCTACGTGCAAAGTTATCGGGTGCCCGCACCAGTCCGATATATCACATTCGGAACACTTATATTCAATACCAGATTCCAGAAGTCCTCTTTTTAGGAATTTTGTAGCTACTCTGGTTGATATATTTTCATCAAATATCAAGATTTCGGATAGATTTTTTTGTTTGTTTGGAAACTTTTTACCTGTACTATAATTCTTGCCATTCAAAAAATGTGAAGTATCTAATCCTAGATTCTTTATTCTTCTACTTATATGGGCGTGCGAGCCGCCAGCCATTCTCATTCCTAGTTTTCTGAGGACATCTGATACAGTATCACACTCTGCTACTAACTTTGTTATATCTTCGTCGGAATATTTATATCTTGGCATTTTATTTTTTTTTATTTAATTTATTTAATTGGTGCGGGTAGAGGGACTCGAACCCCCACGCACAAGGCACAAGTTTCTAAAACTTGCGTGGCTACCAAATTACACCATACCCGCGTACTCCCTGATGGATTTGAACCACCGAATGTCTGGATGTAAACCAGATGCCTTAACCGCTTGGCGAAAGGAGCGTGTTAAATTTTATAATCTTTGGACCGTCTTCCTTGGATTGAACAAGGATATCGCGATCCACAATCGCGCGCTCTAACCAATTGAGCTAAAGACGGCTGTTGGTTCAGGATGATGGATTCGAACCACCATAACGAGTACCAAAAACTCGCGCCTTACCATTAGACGAATCCTGATTATTACTTACTTATAGCGCTCAAGTATATTGGAAAGACCCGCGCCGGGAGGTTGATAAGATGCGCAAGCCGTTACACTAAAGGTGAGGAAGAGAATTACAAATACTTTAAACATTTTCTATTGCTTCCAATTTCTTTTTAGCTTTTTCAATCCCTGCTTCGGCAAAATCTAATAAATATTCGGGGTGACTATCGTCTTTGTCGTGCTCAAGGAAGATTTTAAGGTTCCAAATCGCACACTGAATATCGTCTCGATAATGATCGCCGTCTGGTAACGCGAAAAGTCCCATAACATTTCCTAAATTTGGTGGACGTAGATGGAGTTGAACCACCAAGCCTTAAGGACCGGAGCTACAATCCGGCGGGCCTGCCAATGCCCAATACGTCCTTATCTTTAAATAGCGTCTGGATGCTTTTCCAGTAGTTTCTTCAACTGCTCAATCTCTTTGGCTTTAGCCTTAGCGGCTTTCTTTTCTGCCGATTCGGCTTGCTTTCGCTTGGCTTCGGCTTTCCGTTCTAGTTCCGCTTTAACCGCTCTAGCTACTTCATCTTTGATGGACTTAATTGCTTGGAGCGCTCCACCTTCAGGCTCGCGTACCAGAATATACTGCTGAGTATGGTTATTAACTCTTTGCAGCACATGAAGATTTTGTCTTATAAATTCAAAATCCTCTTCAGAAATTTCTTCCCAATCTGAGATTCCTTGAGTTAGTATTTGCTCGCAGTCATAATCATCCAAGTGTCTATCGATATACATAAACAATTTAACTTTGACCATGACAATCTCCTAAAATTGGCTGGGGAGGCCGGATTCGAACCGGCGACGGGCTTTCGCCAATGGATTAACAGTCCATCCCCTGCTACCGCTCGGGTACTCCCCATTATTTTTTCATATTAACACGAAGATTCGTATTTGTCAACCAATTTAACTAACTCTTGATAGGAAAGTGAACTCTTAGTCTTCTTTCTGTTATTGTCAGAGAACGACATTAACTCACAATCATGCCTGAGTGGGGAGATTTACCTTTACTAGGGCCGTGAATTCTTTTATGGCCATTTAAAGCTTGTGTAGTTCTAAACTGTTTATCACATAAATTACAATTAAACATATACTATAAATTAATTTTTAAAATTGGCGGAAGGTGCGAAGATTCGAACTCGCGGTCCCTTTTCAGGGACACTTCTTTAGCAAAGAAGCGGTTTAGGCCTCTCACCCAACCTTCCAAATTTGGAGACTAGGGCCAGTCTCGAACTGGCACGTGACGGCTTTGCAGGCCGTTGCATAACCCTTCTGCCTCCTAGTCGAATTAAATGCTAGTCTTACCTGTCGCCATGGCACGATCTTCGTCACTGAAACCTAAATTGGCATCAGAGCCCCACTGCTCATAATACATACTGCGGTTTGCAACAGATTTAAATGCCTGCTCGTAATTACCTTTGGTCATGTTAAGAGTTGAGCCGGTTAGAACACCTAGCCCGCTGCTCTGGCCGAATGCATCAAAATCAGCGCCGATGAATACAACGTCGTAACCAGTTGTTTTGAAGTTATCAAGAATTGTTTTCGTGCCATTCTTATCAAATTCGCGGCTCGCATTTTCAAGGCCGTCAGTAACGATAATGATTGAAGCCTTCTTAGGAGCCTTAAGTGTTAGAAGCTGATTCAGCGCGCCAATCGCATCGAACAATGGCGTCATACCACGTGGCAATACTTCTGTGGCTGAAATCGGATTCCAATCCTTAAGCTTTACGTCTTTTCTAATAACCTTAAACGGTTCTTGATTATCAAAAACTGTTACAGATACTGAAGCCTTAGTCTTAGCTTCTTTCAAAGCTGTGACATAAGCATTTACAGCGCCGATAGTTTCATCCCAACGAGACTGCATCGAACCGGAACGGTCAATCAAAATTTCTACTTGCATTATAAGTCCTTTGTCGAGTTAGTTATGGCGGAAGGGGTGGGATTCGAACCCACGGAACCCTCTCGGGTCCTTCGGTTTTCAAGACCGACTCAATCGGCCAGACTCTGACACCCTTCCATTATGGAGCACGCCGAGGGACTCGAACCCCCATTCTCGTTCCAGTTAGCTTAGTCATCGTTCGTAGCGATGCGGCATAGGCGTGCATTAATTAAATATGTGTAATCTTTTTCGCATCTCTGAGGAAAACTTCTGCGCCAATATCCTGCGGCTCAAAATATTCTCTAACGAGATTAATTACTTCATTTTCATCATAGTCTTTACAGCTGAAAATGTCAAGATAGAAATCACCGTCATGATCGACAAAGTGACCAGTAATATTTGACGTTTCGATCATTTGAATAAATGAAATGCCTGCCTTGACCGGATCGTGAGTGGCGAAACGCTCGATCCAGAGCGGGCCGTATTTAACCATGTCAATCTTTACCACTAGCTCATCAACGAACTTAGCGATGTGTTCTTTAGACGTTACGGCAGGGATAGACCCGGCCCGCGCATCAATAATTAGGTGTTTTCCCCAATACTGCATTAGATTTCCTCTAGAACTTCAACGTTAAAGCCCTGACGCTTCGAACCAAAAGGATAAGCCTTACCGAGATTAACTACCGGCGCGTAACGCTCGTGGCGAGGCTTGACATAGGCCTGATATGCCCTAACAGCTTTACCTTCTTCGTTCCTAAAAACTGTGACGCGGCCTTCTACGAGTTGATCCAGAGGATGGACCTTGTATCCTTCGCTCTTCTTAGTCTCAGCTACAACAGTGGTAGATACCGTGGCTGTTTCGCCTTCACGTAGTGTAACACTTACATCTTCCAAAATACTTTATCCTTTTTAATTTCTAATTTTTAATTGGCACGACGCTCGGAACTCGAATCCGGTTTCTCGGTTTTGGAGACCGACGTTTTACCGCATAAACTATCGCCGCAAATGGTGGAACAGAATGGAATCGAACCACTGACCTTCTGAGCTTCAATCAGACACTCTACCAGACTGAGTTACTGTTCCGAGATTAATTTTCGATAATATTCTATGGAAAAGTAATATGTTTTCCCATTCGTATCGTAAGCCATGACGAAGCATAGCCAAACTTTTCGAGTAATACCATCACCCTGATAAGCCTTCACAGGTGACCAAGCGAACCGTTTTCTATAGGCGTAGTTCATTAATGAGACTCGCTTCAAACTTAAATTTTGGAGCGGGTGAATGGTATCGAGCCATCCTCTTCAGTTTGGAAAACTGAGGCCCATCCATCTAGACCACACCAGCAAATTCTGTGACGGTTACTACCCCTCCGTCGTAGCTATTTCGTTGCTACAGATGTTCCAGTGGTTGGACGGATCGTTTCAAGTGAGACACCCGTAGGCCCTCGAAACAGGGTTGCAACGATCAAACTACTTGATCCTGTTCTGGAATGGTGCTGGACACAGGATTCGAACCTGCGACGTGGGATTCTTCCTTACAAGAGAAGCGCTTTCGACCGCTCAGCCAATCCAGCATAGGAAAGACGCTTACGCGTCGATCCACTTAAAAATGTCTTCCCTAGTGATTTGCTTATCACCGTACTTATTAACCATGGCGAGTACGCGAGGCACAATAACAACCACTAGCTTATTGCTGCTGTGGATTTTTACCTCTACGGACTTGTAAGCCCTGCCATCTAGAAACGCACGAGCTAAGAATGTGGCTCGATTTTCGTTCCTAACGTCCCATGTCCTATGTTGTCTCAGGGACCAGAACGCGGGCTTATTTTTTGCTTTTTGTTTCCTCTCTTCGAAACGGATAATTTTTGCTTCTTCAGTGAGGTGCTTAGATTTAACTTTAAGTTCGATACTCATTTGTATTCTCCATTAGATTATTTGATTGCCATTGTCAAGTGATTATTTGACGATTTAAGGTGGCCCTCTAATGGAAAGTATTAATGTTTTTTCAAGCTACGTGTTATCGCCCATTTTTAAATCCTTTATATGGGTAGTTTGGTGGGATTACCCGGAATCGAACCGAGGTAAAAGAGTTTAGAATTCCCTGCTCTACCATTGAGCTATAATCCCTTTGGTCGAGGCTTCGCACCCCGTTGTCGATTGTCCCTTTTAACTACAGGCCTATCGATAATGCCAATTGGTCTGAGTGGCAAGGATTTGAACCTGCGACCTTCCTCTTGAATGGTCGAGGATGCTCTGTCCCGCTGAGCTACACCCAAGTCATAAATTCAGTTGGTGATGATAATATCAACTCAAGAAAAATGTTTTTCCATGTGACACCTACAACAAAGTAGTATACATTTTTCTGCTTCGTTCAAGTAAGTTTCCCATGAAAGTTTGACCGCGTCGGAAGCGTTCATTTCTTTATTAGGATCAGGATGGTGCCACTCCAATGCGGCTCCTATTTTGTCATACCCACATTCTTGACAACCAATGTTTATTTTATGATTGCGCATCCTTTGTGAATACAAATGGTGCCGTAAGTTTTTTCGTTCTTGTTTAGAAAGTCCTTCGGGCATACAATCAAAACAAAATTTTCTGTTTGTTCCACCTGAGCCTTTTCTATTTGGTTCAAAATTTTTTGAGCAATAATCACAAAACATTATCATTTCCAAAATTATGGTCGGAGTGATCAGGATCGAACTGATGACCTTACCGCCCCAAACGGTACGCGCTACCAGACTGCGCTACACTCCGTATTCTTTTATTGTGGGGCACCAGTACCTAATAAAATCAACTCAGATGCAGTGAGTTAAAGATCAGGTTTGCATCCCGGTGCCTCCCAATAAAAGAATGTGCTAGGACGAACGAGTTACCGGCGTACCTGTAACTTCATTCTAAAGACGCCTAGCCGCCTTCTCATTCATTACAGAATAGAATTCTGCCTAGCAATTTCCCTGATATCACATCGTGAGATACCAAGATCGGCAAGTTCCCTATTTGTCAAACGCTCTAGCTCACGAACCGTTTGACGCTGCTTCTTCCACTTATTGAGAAAATTGAACATGTTAATCCTTGTAATGTTCTAGTTTTCTCCTCCACTGATCTTCTCCCAATATAAATTGGAGAAAGACTGTATTGCTTCCCATGCAATTAAATCACCAAGGGCACTTAAACTATCTGTAAAGAAAGGTGTTTACAGAGTAGAGCGGGACGGTCCACAATTCCAAAAGGCTTTTACGAAGAGCTTCCCCATTACTCACCTAATGTCGTTTTATCTAGTTCGGTGTACGCCGATCATTCCCTCAACAGCCCTTATCGCTATGATTTGGCACATCGTACAACGTACCGGCTTATAGCTATGGTGAACTTGGTATCAGTGACTTGACTTGAACAAATGACCTCTTCCTTATCAGGGAAGTGCTCTAACCAACTGAGCTACACTGACAAACTGTTTCTGAAGGCAGGTTTATGACTAACCTTATTTAAGTGAGGCGGACAGTACGCGACATCACCCTTCAAAACTTTTTGTTTCTGAGCCTTCACCCTCTAGCTTTCTGCAAGACCTAGGATGACCTTCGCCGCAAATTGCGTCCAATTCGCTGACACCGTTTACCAGACCCCCGAAAGTTTCCAGACTTTCTTCGCGATAACTGACGTGCCGAAGGTGAAGCTCAGAAACAGCACCTTTGATCCTGATATATGACGACTTTGGGCCGCTAATTTTGGAGGTGCCATTATTGTGGTTGATTTGGTTTGTGTCAACGGTTTACAACCATCCGCATGTCTAGGATTGTTCCAGTAGTGCCGGAACCGTGCCAGATTTACTTGCTTGCTTGAGATTTACTTGAGGCTGGTCTAACTTCTACGCCATTAATAAAAACAGCGACGTACTTAGTGCCATCAAGATTAATAATTTCTTTAGTCGTTACCACGAGTCACCTCTCCATAAAATTTCAGGTGAATGATGGTTCTTCCGGTCGGGTACGGATAACCATCATCCCCATCTACATATTCTCTTTCGATATTTACGTCCCTTACATTAACTCTCTTACCGTCTAGAATAACGTTAAAGCTTTTGGCTTCATCTGGATCAGCCGGAATTGAATTAATATAAAGATTCATTTCACACTCTATGTTTTGGTTGCGGGTGTCAGAATCGAACTGACGTGATTGGCTTATGAGACCATGCTGGAACCGCCTCCAGTCCAACCCGCAGAATTTTTTTATTTCATTTAATGCGTAAACTATAACACAGGTTTTTCAAAATGTCAAGAGTTAATTTTGTAATTTTTATTAAATTCTTTATTTCCCATGATATTAAATGTGCCGTCGTCATTAAAAATTACATAATCATTGACATGAACTGTGTAAGACTCAATCGTCAGTCCGTATGTGCCGTGGCGATCATGATTAAAGTCTAGACGGAAACCGGAACGCTCTTTATCGAAATTTAAAAGAAAATCTGCGCAGTTATATTGTTGAAACAGGTACTCAATAAGTGAAAGCGCGTTGGTGTAATTGAATTGAGTAGCTTTGACATTGTCAGCTACTTTGGTGTAAGATTTAAACATCAAACAACCTCAGATGTGACTAGATACAATCGTGCAAACTCTTCCTGAGTATAAACAGTATGTGCAATGTTATGCCAAATAATATACGACCCTACAACAATGTCGGAGCGTTCCGAAACTTCTTCTTCAGAAACGTTTTTATAAAAATAAAGTCCATTAGAGTGGATATCGATGTTTACATTTTTATCCTTGTAACGCTCCAAGAGCCAAAGCCTTACCTCACTCTTATTTTCTTCCGTCATGAGGAAGCATTCAAACTCAGGCGGCTTATTCATTACAATGTACTTAGGCATAGTCTTTAATCCATTCTTCGATGATTGATTTGGTAACAGCGCCGATCTTAGTCGCGACCAGTTCTCCAGCCTCGTTATAGATTTGAATCGTCGGCGTTGCTTTGATTTTCTGCTGATCAGCTATATCAGGGTTTTCGTCAATGTCAATCACTTTGTGACGAAACCCATCTAAATTTTTAACTAGGAACTGAGACGGAGCGTCCCACGACGTGACATAAGCCGTAATGAAATAATTAGTCAAGAACTCTGTTCCACTTTGTAAGGTCATCACTGTCAGTGGGCCATGACTTTGGGATATATGGATTTAATACAGGATCATATTTTACAGGCACTACCGCAATCGGTACAGGCTCGAAAACTTCGTTGAACTGCTCTACGCTCAGGAAATCATAATCCTTATCGTCAAAAACGACATATTCACCCTCAGATATATCTATATAGTAATCTCCCGCACTGACAAAAAGTACGCCATCTTCATTCAGGCTTACGTTGAAGATAACTCTATCATTAGTTCTTTTTTGAATATTATCTAGGATTTTCCCTAAATTATTTAAATTCAATTGAAGCGCAGTGACTTCCGAATTTTTCGGTCTATATTTAACATCAGTCATTAAATGAAAAGCTCCACAAATTTAATTATGGAGCCTTTGTAACATAGTGATTTAGAAAAGTCAAGCAAAAATTAAAGCTGTGATGCTCTTTTCCATAACGCGTCTAGATCAGCTTCCGTCATGCCTTGCAGCATCCCGAAAACACTTACGAATTTATTATTCCGTTTAAAAACCGTTGCGCCACACAATTGCATATTAGCATCGAATTGTTCATCTGCCGGAAGCGCTGCGATGAAATTAACGAACTGCGCCGGTAGTGTGCCAGTCATAACGGCCCCAAGGGCTGCTTCTTTAGTGATTAGGCCCATGATAGCCAGTTCCTGAAAGAATTGGCGATCACTAATTTCCGTTGGCACGAAATCTTCTGTTACAGCATTTCCCCATAATCTAGGTGCCATGTCTTAACTCCACTGTTGTACCGCGCCTGAAATAAGCGCATTTTTGTCGTTTAATATTCTGACACGGTATTTCATTGAGGTGCCTGAAGGCTGAGACGAAATGCTTGCCGTGCCCTCATACTGCCTAATGCCGCTGTAATTCTCTGTCAGTCCGAGAGTGACAGCGGTCCACGTCGTGCCGCCGTCGCGCGATACTTCACCAATAATGTCAGTGTTAGCCACTAATGTTGCGCTGCCTGTGACTTGGATAGAGAGACGTGACGTGGTTGGTACGCTAAGTGCTGTGACAGGAACAGATTCCAAAGTCATATTGCTGTAAGTAACAGAATTTGTTCTGACTTCCATACCAGTGATATAATATCTAGCTGCCTGTGAAGCGGCGGTGTAGCCTGTTGGTGCAGCAATTGATGCCTCAGCCGCGCTCGCTTTAAAGTAGTTTGAGTAGCTTTGGCCTACATCTATCGCTGAACATATAGTAGTATTTGTTGGAATATCAAATGCAACTACGAGATCGTTGCCAACGGTGCCTATGTCAAAATTGATCCAATCACTCCATATTTCTGTGTTGGGAGATATTGTGATATTGTTACTGCCGCCGTTATACGTGACTCGAACAGGGGTAGTGCTAACAGTATCCATGTGCCAAGCGCTACCTGAAGACGCTTTCCTTCCAAGAAACGTATTGTTTATAATTGATGTACCAGAACCTCCAGTTAGGCGGATTCTGAAAGAAGTTCCTCCAGTTGAAAGCGCGGTAGAGTCAAGTACAGTTCTAAGAGCATAGCTTGACGAAGCTGTAGATTCCGTAGAAGTTTTTACTGACAAGGCGGTTGTCCCAGCACTGGTGGGGTAATAATTATCATTAGTGAAATCGTAAACTTGATTTGTAGTGCTAGTTCCAGATGCTAAGGCATATGGGGCGTTAGGCGGTGTGAAATTAGCGGTCCAACGCGCCGAAGAGCTAATTCTATACTCATCCAAGAAGAGATTTGATCCACTTAGATTATAGGCAGCACCTATGATAGGACGATTTGCATACGCTGATATGCTAGTGCCATCCGTGAATGCAGAACCTTCTTGAACACCGTTTAGGTATATTTTAGTTACACCTGAACTTCTTACAAGGGCCACGTGATACCAAGTATTCGCCACGATGAGGTTTGTACCGGTAATTCTAGTAGCACCTGTGGAATAATACGAAAGAACATTTGTCGTCGTAATATAGAAAACAGAGTTAATAGAACCCGGAGACGAATCAGGTCGTGAATCGTAGATATAATCTGAAACATTTACAGCGGGTCGTCTTACCCAAGCGTCAATCGTGAAATCTCCAGTGCCAAATCCATATTTCAAATATTGATATGGGTTTACTAGTGCGCCTCCCGCCATGCTAAGGCAGGAACCTCCAAATTTTGACTGAGCCGTGGTAATAGCGGCATTTCCATACACGTCCCATCTTGGTTTAGATGTTAGCGGGCCGAAGCCAGAATCAATTGCTACTTTCTTTGCATTTGTTTCATCAAAATGTAGGCAAGTAATTGTGTCTGCATCAATTCCGTTATATACTGTGCCAATATTAATTCCATCTTCAGAATCATAAGGGTCAGCGATTCCGCCTGCCATACCGTTTCGAATGCCTTTAATATCAGCCATATCGAGGGCGAGGATAGAGATATTTTTATTTGCCACGTCAAGGCCTACAGCGTTAGCACTCGCCGTGGTTCCATTCGCAGTTATATTAGATTCAATAGTTACGAGTGAGGCTTCTAATGTGCCCGCGCCGCGAGTCACCAACGTTGTGGTATAGTCACCTGAAGTAGGATTGACGTTGCCTGATCTGCCGTTGAAAGAGGAAACACCAGCAACAGCACCAGTCGCAACACCGGCCCAATATTTGGCGGAACGTTTACCCGGCTCTACTTCGTTAGGACTTTCGGCCCATAACGCAGCTTTATCGCTGAAACCTGAAGCAGACGTTGCAGCGGCTTGTGCCATGGTGACGAAACCACCAGCCGTCGTGCCGATCTGAGCATAAAATTTTGAAATGCTTGGGACCGAGCCAGTATCAATCCCGATATCTTGAGAAGAACTTCCGTTGACAATGTTATCAAGGCGCGTCATGTTGACGCTTAGCTTGTCAATTTTTGCTTGAATCTCTGTAGCACTGTCGGCCATTAATTAATATCCCAAATATAAAAATAGTGTTATAGCAGAAACTATAACACTATTTTTTAAAAAAGTCAAGTTTTAAATACTTATGTCAAAATTTTAATACGCACTAACAGCAGCTTTAGCGCCGCCGCCTGTATTATCAGATTTAATAAATACGTTATTAGAGCCTAGATCGTTTAGTTTGACTGTCTCGTTACGATTAATCTGGTGCCCCGTCACGTTGGCTAGATCAGTATCAGCTGCTGCTACGGCGTAACGTAGCGGAATGGTCGAAGTATTCGTGATAACGACTGTAGCTTTCGATGTTGATACTTGGGTCCACGCGCTGTTAGCGAGG